TTCATCTAAATCTTCATCTGCCCAGAAATGTACATCAAACCACTCAAAAGCTTGTTGAACTTGTTCAGGTGTAACTTTAATTCCTTTATTATGATATTTAAACATAATATCAGCTAAAGCATTATACACATCTGATTGTAATTGCGGATTATAATCTTCTTTTAATGATTCATCAACTAGAATACCTAATCCTTCTGGACATTCAACAACTTGTGAACAAGGTTTTTCTACTTCATCACAAATCCACTCATCATTATCACCAGCAACTAAAGCAGGACAATTTTGGCATCTAAATGCAAAATGAAGGTATTCATCCTCATTCCAGCCCGAAATAGCTTCATTTAAATTTCCATATAACGAAGTCATACTTTCAATTAAATAATTTTTCATTTATTTTTCCTCAAATTTTTCTTTTTCTGTGTGATATAAATCTTCTAATTCATAATATTCTTCATCAGATAAATCTGAAGGGTCAAATCCAGGATAATATTCTTGTTCTAACCAATCTTTAAATTCTGGAAATTGCTTATCATTCATTGATTCATCAATATCTTTCATTTTCTCATAAGTATGAATAGCTGAAAAAGTATCAGAACCATCTTCTTCAGTTACTACTTTATTAATGAGAGTATAACCTAATTCATTCATTAAATCTTGGCAATACCAATGGTCATGTTTCCAATCACCCCAATGAATTTCAACTGAAACTACTCCGTCATGAACTGATACATCACCCCATAAATCATGGTCATCAAGATACTTTTGTACTTCTCTTTCAATTTGTAAATCAGAATTATAATCTTCGGATAAAGATTCTTCTACGCTATCTTCTGCGCCAATAAATTTTTTAAACGCAATGAGCAATTCTTCATCATTACAATTATCTTCAACAATTTCTAGCCACTCATCACCTCTAAGATTGTTTAAATCATGAAGTAAATCATCAGTTTCTTCTATACTTAAATTACATACATCCTGTAATTTATTTGCCCAATCTTCTTCCGTCCAATATTCATATGACTCATTTAAAGATTTATTAAACGATTCATATAAACTTTTAATTACCGCATTTTTCATTTTAACTCCTCAATAATAATTATCAAATATTTTATCCCAAGGACCATAAGTTTCATACTTATCAATCATTTTTAATACTTGGTTTGCGTTATATTTTCGTGTATCTTCAATATGTCCGGTTGCATAATATAAATCTTTGGGTAACTTCTGTAAATGAGCTGGGAGAGTCATATCAATAACTATATCACCATCTTCTACCCAAGCATGACCATATTGCATACCAGAAATAGGTCCTTGTCCTGTTACAATACCATGAACAAGAGTATATTTACGAGGGTTTTCCATAAATTTATTAAAAGCAGCTTGATAACAATTTCCATTTCTGTTTTCATCAGGAATATCATCTGAAATATTTATGGCTTCTAGTAAATATTTACTATCCATTTTATTCCTCACTTATACTATCAAAATCAATTCTTTGTTGGTCATCCGTAGGTTCCGTATTTCGTTTAAATCTAAATTCATTTCCAGGTTTGAATCTGCCACGTTCTCTGGCTAATTTATTTATTTTATCTATTTGTTTCTTATCTGTAATCAATTTATTTCCACGAACTGTATAACCACCATCAGAATTTTTCTGTAAAGATAATCCAGCATCGTCAATTAATGCTCTTGTGGTAACTGACAATCTTCCATTATTATTTGCTAAATCGTCATCAACAATTTCTTGATATTCTGATAAATCAATTCCTTCTTCTGTTTCAGTAGGTTCTTGTTCAATATCAGTTAAATCAAGTTGAATTTCATCTTCAGGATAAGGTTCTTGATAAATTGCAGGATAAATATATTTTTGATATTCTCTTGTTCTATGGTCTTTCATATAATTTATATAATTATAAATTACACTAGCTACACGAATCAACCAAGAAGTATCTTTCATTGCTAAGGTAATGTGTTTACACATAGGTCCACGAGAACCATCATAGTTAGCTGCTGATAACCCGCCAGCGTGATACACCCCAGGTCGAATTGGTCTTTCTTCTGGGTCACCAATTAAATTTCCTGCTTGTGTGGCGTTGTAGGCATGTCTATACCTAAAATCGGGACAATTACAATTGAATAACACATCAAAAGTATTATATGCATGTGAAAGCGCTTGAGCAATTACTTTTCTATCTATCTCAGTAATATTTCTAGAAGTAATAAATTTATGAAGTTCATCTAAAAATCCAGAAAAAGAAATTCTAACTATATAGTTATTAGTTTCTCCAGCTACATCAATATTGACATCTAAAATATCTGATTTAAATAATTTATCCATGTCAATCTTATTAAAATGCTTTATAGAAGATGCTAATTTTGATTTAGTTCTTCTTTCATATCTATTTTTACCTTTAGAAGTATCTCTGTAATTAGCACCTTTCTTTGCTTGAGAAACTAATTCTCCCTTTTTATCTTCTAAAATAATGGTTGACATTATTTATCCTCAAATAATGATATATGGATGCTTAAGCATCCATATATCATTCATATAAATTAATTTTTAAGCAGAATAGTCCACATACGCCCTATCGTATTGAATCGTGCAGGTAATTCTTCTAGCTCCGTTTGCATCTTGTGAAAAATCTTCTTCATTCATGCTAGAAATCCAGCATCCATCTAATTTCCAAACACGAACTTTTTCTGAATAGTCAGGAGTGTATTCAATAAGAGTAGCATCCATTTTATATTCAGATTGTTGAGCAACTGTTTGATATAAAGGATTACCAGATTTTGCTTGCCATGCCATTAAAATGTCTTTGGTTTCTGCGCCAATGAAATCATAGCAAACAAGTGAGCCAGAACCCCAGCTCATAGGGCCAGCATACTTAACTGCAGTATTTCCTCTTCTTACTTCAATAACTGATTGTTCATAGTGAGGTACAGAAGAAGAAGCTACTGATAATCTAATATATTCTTGAGCATTAGGGAATGTTTTGGATTCCATTCCATAGGCAACTAATCCGTTCAGCTTAGCATCGATAACAAATTCAAAGTTATTACCTCTTTGAATTTCATAAACTGATTTGTTGGCTGAAAAATGATAAGAACCTACACTCGTTGGTTGTGCTTTTTGTGCCATTATTTATCCTTTCTCCTAAATTAAATTTCTGCAACTACAACTTCTGCATTTTCAAGTTGTACAGTTAAATCAAATACCTCAATAGAATTAATAGGTTGAATTCTAATAACTGCTAATACTTTATATGCAGGAACATTTTCACCAGTTACAGGGTCAATCATGTACCTTGTAATAGAATAATCTTGTAAGACATAATTTGAAGTCATTCTATCAAGTAAAGGAGTAATAACTGATTTGAAATTTATCCAAGTAATATCAGTATTTTGTTCAAATAAATTTGTCTGACATGCTTCATAGATAAGTTTTTTGATATCAGATACAATTCCTCTTACATTTAAGAATGATAATGCAGAAGTACCTACATTATTATTTCTTAATGTTCTGTTACCCCAAATACAATATCCAACATTTCTAATATAAGTAATTGGGTTGATTGATACTTGTGTAATACCAGCATCTGTAGGAAGTGTTTGATAAGCATCTGCAATATTATTGGTTAATCTGGCTACAGTGTGTAAAGTATCAGAAGAATCAGAAGTTACTAAGTTAGGAACTTTACCACGAGTTACACCAGAAACAGCTAACCAAGGATTATAATTTCTTAATTGAACAGCTAAAGCTGATAAGTAAGCAACTGAGGCAGGAACAAATGCTGAGCTTGCACCTGAAGTAATAGCACCATGTGAACATTCATACCAAGGAGTAAACATTGCAGCAAAATCACCAGCGTCAATATTAGCACCCATAGCTCTAATTACATCAATTACAGCATTACCAGAACCACCTAATGTTGAAGGATATAAATCTCTTGTAGGATTATTAGTGTGGTCAATAAGAGCAATGGCATCTCCTCTTGCTGCTGCTAATTCAATCATACCTGTCATTAATGGATATGCGGAACCAGATGCTTGGAAACAATATTCAAATGTAGGATATCCACCTGAAGTGATATATTTAACAGAATAATCACCAACACTGTCAAATGAAGAATCTGCAGAGTTAGGAGCATC